TGCCGCCGGAAGGGCAGGCATCGTCGTATCAGGTAGACTTCTACCCGAACGAACATACGTTAGATCGTATTTGTGCGAAGGTTCACCTAAGCGCGGTACAAAGGATTCCACATTTAGCGTATGATCTAGTAGGGTTGTCACCCCACCAGCAGTCACGGATGACTGTCTCTAAATGCGATCCTAGGTTGGGGAGACTAGCGAGTGATCGTTAGTAAAATCCTAACGGCCAGTTTGCCCGACTGGTCGGGGTTCGCTATCTCCTGCTTGGGCAACCAAGTGGGAGAGGGTTTCCGTAAAGTGCGTGCGAACACGCGTACTTATAAGGTTCCTCTTGGTTAACCCTTGATCTCTCTGGATCAGGCTCGTAGCCTGGTACCTCCGTCGTAAAGGAGGGTCCAAAGGGGTTAAGGAGGCCTTGAGCAGCTGGAACGCCAGTTGATCCGATACCCGTAAGGGTCGGAGTAGCCGAGATTCCAGGTCGCGGCCTGGGCGGAAAGTGCCAGCAGTGGCACCGTTAGAGGCACCGGCTCTCATCCATGACTTTCGTCGTTTTGGAGTAAAAGCGCCGCTGTGTGAGTTGCAGGGTATAACCAAGCCTTGTGAGACCTGTCCCTCCCTTACGCCGTAAGGGGTTCCCCAAGAATTGATCAACGCGTGATCAAGGGGGTGCAGGAAAATCCGAGAGCAATCTCGGGGGGCTCGCATATGCGTGCTATTGCCAAAACTAACGAAACGGAGCACCCGCTCCAAGGCTGCTAAGCCGACCTGCGGCCCACCTCGCCTAGGCGAGACTGGGGAACCGAAGGGGTAACGGGTTTTATCTAATGTTCAACAACAAAAGAAACAAGCCATGCTTAACATCAGACACCTTTACGGGCGCCTGGTGCCGAGCACGTTATCTTGGTCCTTCTGTGTAAAAACAGAAGTAAAACTGGCGTCACTGCTCCTCCGAGTGGTGCCGCTGGTCTTTGGGCAACTGTCGGCCTCGTTAGTAAAGGTAGTATGGGGATTTGCGAAGAACGTAAGACGAGTGCTTCGGGGATCCGGGTCCCGGGGGCTGGCGATCTACTTGAAAGCTTGCTATCTTGTTACCCAACAAGTAGCGGGTGGACAGGTGGTCAATAGTCCCTGGGCTCTCGGAGGCAACGTCGCGAGGACTCGAAAGGGCCTACCGCGGATCATCAATCCACAGCACCGAACGTTGATCCTTAAGGGAGATGTATCGATCATTCGGCTCTGGCTAACCCTTTTTGGACTTTACCGCGTGGTAGAGTTCAAGGGGGCGCTGAAGCTGAAGACGATAACGAACCCGGGGGTTGACCTATCGGGGTTTATGGGTCGGTGGGAAGCGTGGGTACCGATCTTCTACTCTAGGGCCCGGTTGATAACCGGGGACGAGTGGAAGCTGGATCCGACTCGGGATCTGACTATCCGGTCTATCCCGTTTATTAAGAAGAGTTCTCCTAACAGTCAAGGGCTGTCGGCACTGGTCGCTCTACCATTGGATTTACTCCTTTGGTCGGGCGATGCAGACCACTCCTTTGCTCTGAAACGGTGGCTCAACTTGATAGACGAGCTAGATTTCCTATGGGCTTGGCAGGGGATCAAGAAATGCTTGTTCAGACTAGCAGAGCTTGGTCTTCGAAGCGAGCCAGCGGGAAAAGTTCGGTCGTTTGTACCCCACATGCGAGGCAAAGAGGGTCCTCTCTCTCAAGAGGAGATTCTCCGAGCTTGGCATGGGATGAAATGGGGCAAACCGCTGTTCTTTGGACGGTTAGGTTTCAAGGAGGAACCAGGGAAGATCCGCGTCTTTGCCATGATGAATATCGTGACTCAGACACTTATGCAACCCTTGCATTCGTGGATTTTCCGTCATTTGAGACTCCTCTCGAATGATGGGACGTTCAATCAGGTGAGACCCATCCATCGCCTGCTTGAGCGGATCGGACATTCGCGATTTTGGATCGCGTCTTACGATCTGTCAGCGGCTACTGATAGGCTCCCTCTGGAACTCCAGAAGAGTCTATTACGGCCGTTGCTGGGTGACGAGCTGACGGACCTGTGGGCGTATTTCATGGTGGGCCATCCGTATGGACTCCCGAAAGTAGCGACTAGCTACAATCTGGGGTTCAATATGGTTCGGTACGCCGTGGGACAACCTATGGGTGCGTTGTCAAGTTGGGCTATGCTCGCATTGACTCATCATGCTCTGGTGCAATTCGCAGCTTCATTAGCTTATCCTATACGAACCAGTTGGTTCGTTAGGTATGCCATCCTTGGGGACGATGTGGTCATAGCTGACCAATTCGTGGCAGCGAAGTACCTCGAGATCATGAAGGAGATCGGCGTTGATATCTCGTTAGCCAAATCGATGGTATCGGCGTCGGGTTCTTTAGAGTTCGCCAAACGGACTTGGATCTCGGGGCGGGAAGCGACACCAATCTCTCTTGCCGAACTCCTAGTGGCCCTTTGCCACCTAGGGGCTCTCGAGCAATTGGTGAAGAAGTGTTCGATGTACGTAACCCTACGTATGTCGTCCGTAGCACGTTTCGCTGGTTTCGGATACCGAAACTTAGCGCAACTGCCAGTTGCGTTTAGTGTAGGGAATCGTCAAGGTCGACTCCTTAGTTACTTGACTCGTCCGGGTGGTGTCTGGCCAATGCCTGTTGAGGCTTGGTTAAGTGCCATTGGTCCTGGGCGGGAAAGCCGACTCGCAGACCATCGGGTCTGGGCTACGGCTCAGGCTCTATGGGAGCGGTTGGTAGTTAGCATATTGGCCCGGGCGTCGAGGTTTGTGCACACGCTCTACTTAGCAAGTGAGCTTCAGTTCCCTGACGGTACCGTGAAATCTCGAGAGAGATCGATCGGGACTAGAGGGGTGCCTGGGGCTACCGCTGCTATGGGGAGACCTGGGCCAGGGGCTCGTAAGAGCCCTTGGTCTAAGGCAGCAGTGGGGTTACTTGGATTGGATGTCTCTCGGGATATCTGGTCCGAGTTCTTCACTGAATGGGTTGCACGGCCCTTTACGACTCGGTTACGCAATGTGCTAGCCAAGGCTGATGAGCGACTCCAAGTGTTGGATCCTAAAGTCCAACCTCAGTGGGAGCTGCTAGACGAGATTTGGACGGAAGTTTTTGAAACGGAGGAGAGCATTGCTGCTCTTCCTTCGCGGATAGAGTACTTCGATCGAGAAGTCGACGAGGTCGCTCCGTCTACTCGGTTAATCACCTTGTGGACGAAACTCCGTGCAATCGGTTCTCGTGGGGCAGTTCCTCCTGTAGAAGTAACGGGGAGACTCGGTTCAGTGGCTCTGCCACGTCGCCGACGCCCATTAGTCTAGTCAGGACGAACTGGGTAGGGTGCCTAAAGTTATGAAACCGGACAGCGCTCGCGTAGCCTGTCTCGGAATCACAAAAATAGACGTGCGCACCTAAGCGCTATCTAGCCGGATA